AATACAGACGTACAAAAATCTCTTGCATGGGCGATGGGCACACCAGAACTTCCTGGTGTGCGTCGCCGTGTGTATTATACATCCAAGAATGATATTCTTGTTTGGCCAAAACTGCCTCATAACGAGGTCGGACGTGTCACTTCTTCTGTCTATGACGGCTCCTTCACGTTGAAGGAAAACGCTGTATGGAAATACATCGACATCCTTCCTGAGAAGTCGCAGCTCACAAGTGAGGCACAGGGTGAACTGCCGTCACAGACGCAGCTCAACAAACTCGTGGCGGTTCATCCGTCGGTAAGCGAAGCGGCATCGGCTGCAGCTGCTTACCTCAATAACAACGACAACGTCTTCATCGTCGAGGACATGAAGGGCAAGCACCGTGTCGTGGGTTGTGACAAGTGGACTACCAAGACCACCGTCACGCAGGATCTCGGTCAGGGTGCCACTGGCACCACCGGCACCACTATCAACGTGGAGGCATCGGACGAGTGTCCGGCTCCGTTCTATACTGGCACCATCACCACTGAGGACGGCGACATTGATTGCGCAGCGTAACGGCGAGTAAAGTTATAATCATAGTTGACCATGGACAAGCGGACTCCGATAGACATGCAGGAATTCTTGAATGACATTTCCGTGCCGGACTTATCGGGTCCGCTTGATCTGTCTTCACCCAATAAAACGCATGAACAGAAGGATATCTTCGCCATAGAGAAACGCAAGGCGTGGGATAAGTCGGTTGAAGCGCGGTGCGACTTCACCCGACGCGTCCGGCTTACTCGACGGGCGGACACGTTCTTCATCTCTCTATGGCAGAAGTCGCTGTATGGCAGAACGCTGACGGATATCAAGGGCGACGACAGTATGGTGGCGTTCTTCGCTGATAGCATCTCGCCACTTATACGTGACATCCTCGGTGAGGAGCTGAACACGGGGGCATGGTGTATTGTCACCACTCCCAAACGTCGCCATCTCGTCAAGAACTTCGCTACTCGTATCAGCGAGCTGATAGCCGAGCAGCTGAACATTCCGTTCTACGAGGATGTTGCATTCTGTCATTCCAAACAGCGTATTGGGGCGGTGTTCACCATGAACAATCTCCCCAAAGAGCCTAACTGCATCGTCTTCGACGACTTCGTTACTACTGGCTCCACGCTGAAGGCAATGCGCAATGTGCTTACCGAACATCACAAGAATTGTGTGTTCTTCACTGGTATTAATAATAAATTGTGAGCAAACGAGAGCAGAGTCAAGCTTGCTTGAACTATGCCGAGTGCTGCCACAATTCAACGAAGTTAAATTTGATATGAACAATCTCACAGACAAACTCCAGCAATGGCTCGACACGCCATCTGCTGAGCGTGACTGGAACGAGGGTGCTATCCTCCTTCTCCAACTCACCAACAACACCATAATGTATCGTAATCTCAGCATCAATCCCAAAGGCAAGGCTGAGTTCATCGAAGGCAAGCTCCGTGCCTTCCTCAAAGCTCGCCGTGAGGTCGAAGCCCACGACGAGGTGAACATCATGCAGGAGCAAGTGGATGCTATCGTGGCAAGTAGAACAGAGTTCTCGAATAAGGACACGAACCCTGCCACTGCCTTTAAGGCAGGCAAGCGTGCGGATCACGACTCGCTGCCTGAGGATATCCAGGCTCTCTATGTCGAGAACCTTGATATTACTCACCGTATGCGTGAGCTCCATCTACGCCTACGCTTGTTGTCGGACTCTACTAGGCAGGTGCCGGCTTCAGAACGCAAGCCGTTGCTCGACGAGTTTATAAATCTCGATAAAAAGTTGCACGCAAATTGGGACACTTATGACCATTATGTGACAAAGGCAGAAAGTGCAGCAAATACCGAAACCAACGAAAGCGAAGAGGAGCAGACTAAGGAAACTGAAATTGGTCAGTCGTCAACTGACCAATTAACTGAGCAGCCTGAGGATGTCACTCCTTCCAAGCCGAAGTCCAAGTCTAAATCCATGAAGTAGTGAAGCGCAACATCAATATAGATGACATCCTAAAGCCACTCTCGGAATGTCCACACCAGGCGTATCTCTCCAATGCTCTTCAGGTGGCGGACGTTCTGGAGTGGATTTTGGGACAGGTTGGCAAAGCGGAGATTTGGCAGACTTCGTTCTCCATATCCGAGGAGTTCCTGCGCCGACTCTTCTTTATCGAGAAGTCCGGCAACATATCTGACTTTAATCTTGTGCTCGACCATAAGGCTACGAACAAAACGCTAAAACTTTGGGCATTCATCACACAGACGATGAAGCGCACCTATCTTGCTGACAACCATTCCAAAATCCTTCTCGTGCAAGCGGAGTCTGGTGAACAGATTAGTGTCGTCACCTCGCAGAATCTCACACGAGGCAACCGCCATGAGTCCACCTTCATCTCCACTTCGCCCGACATCTTCAACTCTCTTCATGCGTCCGTCATGGATCTTATAAAGAACCATTCCGTTCCGCTAAACGACCTTTTCCAACAGCGCATCAACGCTGCCGGTGCTAACAATTAAAATAATATGGTATATTCAGAAGAAGTTCTCACGCAGATTGAACAATATGCTTCAATCTACCTAAAAATCAGCGATGTGGCTGTAATTCTTGGCGTATCGCCTGAGACACTACGCCGTGACATCGCAGACCGAAGTACCGCCGTCTCGCAGCGTTACCACCGTGGCAAGGCTGCTTCACGTGTCAAGCTATTGCATCAGGAGATGCAGCTCGCCTACGTCGGCTCTCCACTCGCTCTTGAAAACACCCGTAACAACCTCCTCGATATGGAGGATGATGAATAGCTCACCAAAATTGCCCACAAACAGCCCTCACACCCAAGGCTTAAAAAGGCTTAGGAAGGCTTAGTGAGGCTTATCCCATAACATTAACAATCATGTCTCAGCTCAGTATCATCGACATCGCCAAACAGGACCTTTACACCTCCCAATCGGAATTGGAAGGTAAATATCCTGTTCCCCAAATCGAACATCTACTTCGATTAAGAGATATGGTAACATGGTCTATCGCCAACCCTGACATGAAGGATCGTCAGTTTGTCGATGAGCTGCGCAGTCGCTATGGTCTGTCGCAAGTCACGGCGTATGCGGACTTGAAAATCGTCAAAGCCTTATTGCCCAATCTCTCGGAGTGTACGCGCGACTTCCATCGCTGGCGGTATAACGAGATGATCATGGAGACGTACCAGATGGCGAAGAAGCGTAAGGATACGAAGACGATGGAGAAAGCGGCCACTTCTTATGCGAAGTTCAACCGCATCGACATCGAGGACGAGCAATCTGTGCCGTACCACATGATTGTCGTCCAACCATTTTTCCCAACTACGGACCCGCGTGTTGTGGGTATCACGCCTGTTCCGAACATCGACGACCGCATCAGAAAGCTCACGCAGGAACTTACCACTTCGCATCCGGACACGGAGAATATCGAATACGAACAAGCGGATCTTGTTCTTGATGACATCTTTAAGCCTGAAGACAATGACGAACAAAGTTGATACTTCCCTTTGGGACATCGAGGCGAAGCAACACTCTAAGCGTGTGTACTTCAACAAACCTCAGCTCCTGACGCAATACATCGGCGCGAAGACTACGGTAATCGTGGCCGGACGACGCACTGGCAAGACGGACTCCATCGCCTCGCCTTTTGTGCTGCGCAACATGCAGCGTATGCCTGGCTCCACTGGCGGTATCGTGGTGCCTACGTTCAAGCATGGCTTGACCAACACGCTCCCTGGTCTGCTCGCAGCATGGAAGCGTTGGGGTTATATTAATGGCGTGCATTATGTGGTAGGCAGAAAACCGCCGAAGTCGTTTTCTAAGCCTATCACCGAACCGGCTGACTATGAGCATGTCATCACGTTCTATAATGGTTCGGTGGCTATCATCATCAGTCAGGACCGCCCGGGCTCTTCCAACTCGCTCACGCTCTCATGGCTGCTCATTGACGAGGCGAAGTTCATTGATTACAACAAACTGAAGGACGAGACTCTGCCTGCAAATGGTGGCATACGCTCGTACTTCGGGCACCATAGCTTTAACCATAGTATGATGGTGCTTTCGGATATGCCGCAGACTACTAAGGGTTCTTGGTTCCTGCACTACGAGGATAAAATGGACACGGAACTGATTGACACCATAAAGGGCACAATATACAAGATTTGGCAGACGAAGGAGCGTATTGCCCAGCTCAAAGAGCAGCGCAAGCCCATTCCTTCTTATCTGCCTAATTACCTCAAATGGCTCGACCAGAGTCTGAACAAGATGCGCTCAGTCGCTGTCTATTACAAGGAATACTCCACCCTCGAAAACCTACAGCTTCTCGGTGAAGAGTATATCCGGCAGATGAAGCGCGACCTCACGCCGAAGACCTTCCAGACATCAATCCTCTGTCAGAAGATTGGCATCTCGCACGATGGCTTCTACTCGTCAATGCAGGAGTACCACAAATATGATGCGTCGGATTTCGACTACCTCGACTCGCTCGGCTA